TTAATATAGCTCATTTATTATATCTTCTACCTGAACATTCATGGCAGTTGTAGGGTGAACATATCTTTCAGTTATTTCAACATCAGTATGTCCGAGTCTGTATTGTATCATAGGCATTTGTACACCTTTTTCAAGAAGTATGGTTGCATGTGTGTGTCTTAGTGAATGAAAATCCCAATCTTCGGATATAGCTATTCCATTCTTAGTAGCCTTGCCGTGGATTACACGGCTAACATGTTTCATTATGTCTGGCTTTATATATTCCCCATTTTCTCTTTGGGTAACAAATTCCATAGGTTCAGCGTTTGGATCATCCATAACAATATGGTTATCTTTATCAACGCCTGCCTGGCGATGGAACTCTCTATAAAACAGTTTGGCTTTCTCCTGGTGATCTTTTTCTTCCTGTAAGAGTTCGATGGTTTTTGTGTCAAGGGATATTGTCCTGAAGCTGTCGTATTTGGGGTTACATATAGTGTATAGCTTGTCACCATCGTATTTCTGCACCTGTCGGTTTACAGATAGTGTACCCTTATCAAAATCAATATCGGACCATGTGATGGCAAATGCCTCACTGATGCGGAGACCACATCTATAACCAAGGATCAGAGGTATATGAGCAGTAGACCCTTTTGGGAATCTGGCCATTATATGATTCCATTCTTCATGAGTGACAACACGGCGGATTTTTTTCCTTGTCGGAACATCTTCAGAGGTTGCCCTTGGCTGAGGGAGCTTTATATATATAGCTGGACTCTGAGCAATATACCGGCATGGTTCCACAGCATAAGAAAATGCACCAGTAAGTATACCTTTCAGATCGGTCAAGGTATTGCGTGAATACCCGGAGTTAAATTTCTCATTTATGAGATCCTGAAGTGCAGCAGGTGTAATTGATTTTAAGTAATATTCACCGAGAGTAGGGCGGATGTGGTTATTGATTCTCTTTCGATAAGTGTCACATGTGCTCTGGGCAAGATTTGTCTTGCAGTATGTATCAAGCCAATAATCAAGATAGTCAGAGAAAGACATATCAGATGGGGTAAAAATCTGTCCAGACTTGTTATATTCTGCAAGGGCAGCAGTACCGGCATCAAGCGCATCCTTTTTGGTATTGAAACCAGATTCACTGTGATGGTATCGCTTACCACCTATGGATGCTGTTTCAAAGCGGTATTCCCAGTTTGCTGGTTTGGGTCTGCCGTCTTTATAGAATTTGTTCTTGTTCCTATTTCTTGTAAGTATCTTCATATAGATCATCCTTCCTAAAAATAGGCATAAAAAATAAGCCTACTAAAATGAGAAGGCTTATGATATAATGTAGTTTGTTGAAACGTTAGTCATAAGCCTTCGGTTTGTGGGTAACTTCCCTCAGGTGTTCCAGCACCTGGGGGATTTTTATTTTGAACTATTTCCAAATTGGAATAGGTTCATACAACGTAAAAGACCCCGCATTTCTGCGAGGTCTAAAATATTAAGAAAAATAACTACATAAAATTCGTGCCCTATAGGCGGCTTAATATAGTTATTATAATCAAAATCTATCTCGCATTCAACTATAAAAAATATCATTAGCATACGGTTTATAGTTTTTTTACCTTATTATTTTTCTATCTCCTCGACCTTGTTTGGTGTTTTCAATTTAGGTGTGCGTATTCCATCTATGTGTTCAAATAAATCTTCTTTTATCGGTGCACCCATTGGATCCAGTATAAAGTCTATGCCTTCTCTTCGAGCCTGTTTGGCGGCGGGCACAAAATCACTATCACCAGAAATGAGAACAATTTGATTTACTTGGTTTTTAAAAGCAAGAGACGATATATCCACACCAATTCTCATATCAACCCCTTTTTGCTCTATATTAAGAACAAGATCTTGCTGACTTATATCCTCAACTTCCAATTTGCCTTGAAGAAGTTTTTTGGTAGCCTCAGTGTTAAGATGATAGTTGAGTTGTGTATCGGATAAGCGACCTAATCTGAGGGCAAATTTTCTATGATGTTTTAATTCATTTAGAAAATCAGTCATCCAGATATATTCGCTTGATTTTTTCAAATTTTCACTCTTATTAGTCAAGGGATTATATATATTCTTCTCTGCAGGTGGACAATCATAATAGAATATGCGGTACAAATATCTATTTTCATATTTATCACGAAGATGTTTATAGCAATATTCGTTCAATTCGTCCGCTCTTTCTGATGGTGATTTGTCACCATATAGATAGCGGGCTCTTTTTCTATAAAACCCTCCATCAACTAGGATGGCGGTAGTTATTTGATGTTTTTGATCTGGCAATAAGTTGTTCGTTTTTCCCATAATATCCTCCTCTTAGGTATAAAAAAAGCCCAGGGCGTTGTCACATCCCTTATAGTGGGAGGACGTTGCCAAGGGCAAAATTAACTTATAAATATTGTATATTTATATTATATGCCCTTTAATCAAAAGTCAATACTAAAAGTTCAGAAAATTAAACATTTTTTTGTATATAATGAACAAAATGTTTAAAATTTGAGGCTTGTTTTCGCAGCCTTGATAATGCGTTTTTACCAATTTACAATTCAGTTAGCCCATGTGCATAAGCCTCAACAACATCGGCAGAGCCTTTGTTGAAGTCGTCCCTGTCTATGTGTCCGATAGCGTGGATATAAGCGTCATTGAGTTGTTCCTGAGTGAATCGTGAATTGAGGAAGATAGTATAAGAGCCATCTTCGTTACTGGTCACGGTTTCTTTAATCTTGGTAGATTTTAAATCCATCATCTGTACGTTTATATATTCCAAAGAAATCATCCCTTTCAAATGTAGTCAGAAAAACAATAACAAAATCAGTGGGATGTTTTATGTGCATTATCGTTTCTCTTTATTCTTGAGAGCCATGAGCATTGTGTGAACTGTCTCCAAGTCCTCTGGCTCTGCATCCCTTGCGGCATCGAAGAGAAGAGAGAGCTGTTTGTTCTCGAATATCTCTTGTGCTTTCTGAGCTGTTTCATCGTCAAAGTAATATGTAGGCTTGGCTGGTTCTTCATCCATGTCGAATCCCATCAACCACATAGCATTTACTTTTAAAACTTTTGCAAGTTTCGGTGCTGATATGTTAGATGGTTTATGACTACCATTAACATATTGGCTTATGGAGGCTTTGCTAACTCCACTTCTATCTGCAAGTTCTTGTGCACTCATATTTATATTATTCATAGCTTGTTTTAATCGGTTAGCAGTTGTTGGCCATTTCATATACTAAACCTCCTCTATCTATATATGCATATTTTATATTTGGATTATACAACAACGTTTAACCGAAATCAAACAAAAAGTTAAAAAACTTTAAACTTTAGGGTTGACAACTGAGTTAAACAGGGTTAAACTAGCATTAAAGTTAAACGAGGTTTAACAAATGCGAATGGAAGGAGGTACGACAATGCCATATCAGTATGACAAGCTGAGAGGAAGAATAATAGAGAAGTACGGAACGCAGGGTAATTTTGCCAAGGCATTGGGATTATCAAGTAATTCTGTATCAAAGAAGTTGAACTGTAGAACTGGATTTACTCAGGAAGAGATACAGCACTTGAGGTTGGTCTCAAGTTAAAGAATACCTTGTCAGATATATGGGAGTCGATAAAGAGTCTGTGGGGCGGTTCTGATGATAAGTCGCTGCCAATAGCGGCGAAGCTGTCAGCGGCGCTTGACGAGGCAACTGTTGGCAAGATCAAAGATTGGGCAACAGATAAGCTGCAGGACTGGAAAGATAAGACAGCCTTGTTGACAGCAATCGTTGCAACAACACCAACAGCAGTCAAGCAATGGTGGAAAGAAAGAGCTGACAACTGGAAGAGTAAGGCTTCATATTTTGGAATAAAGGTAAGCACAAAAATAGCAAATGTGAGATCAAGGTGGCGTTCATTAGCATCAGGCTGGAAGAGTAAGGCTTCGTATTTTGGAATAAAAGCAAGCACAGCAATATCAAGTATACGTGGCTGGTGGAATAGCAGATCAGCACAGTGGAGAGATAAGACTATATCATTTAAGATAAAAGCCGCTACTTCTGTGCAGGAGATCAAAGATAGCTTCAAATCAGCTATAAATACGGTTATTGGCTGGATAAATACTCATATAATTGATAATCTCAATAAGATTAGTATTACAATTCCGAAAATAAAGGTTTTTGGAAGAACATTATATGACGGAAATACTTTTGGTTTTGATGTTGGTCATATTTCGACATTTGCAACCGGCGGCTTCCCGGAGGACGGTTTGTTTATGGCGAACCATGGGGAACTTGTTGGTAAGTTCAGCAACGGCAAGACTGCGGTTGCTAATAATGCCCAGATTGTTGAGGGTATTGAAGCTGGTGTATATAGAGCTGTTACAGCAGCGAATAACAATGGCGGCAAGTCAGGTGGAAGCACACCAGTAATAAAGGTGTACGTTGGCGGAAAAGAGGTTACGGATGTTGTTGTAAAGGACATCAACGACAGGACAATCCAGACAGGTAAGAATCCATTATTGGTATAGAAAGGAGTGAGACTGTGGCAGAACTTGTTATAAATGGAGTGGACATGCCAGATCCAGCAATCAATGGTGGTCTCACTTATGCACCAGAGAAGATCTGGAGCAAGAACACTGGACGAGTTTCGGATGGAGAAATGTTCGGCGATATAGTGGCGAGAAAGATGACATTAAAAATTAAGTGGAATTATCTCACAGAATCACAGATAGCACTTATCGAAAGCGCAATCTATGATTCTTTTTTTGATGTCAAATTTAAGGATCCACGAACTAAGAAATATGTAACAAAGAGGATGTATGCAGGCGCTCCGACATACCCGGTATATGATGTGCGTGATGGAATGTACAGATATACAGGGGTTGGAGTTGACCTGATAGAGAAGTAGGAGATATCAGATGTACACGAATGTATCAGATGACTTTGACAATAGAATAATGGGAGAGGGCAGAACCTTCAGAGCACGTATAACATGTGATGACACTGTCATAGAATCCGGTTTTGTCAGTGTTGATATGAAGTGTATAGCCGGAACTGGTACAAGCACCTTAGAGATAGGGTGCGCCAGCTCCACGCAGCTTGATATCACAATGATACAGCCGGATATAAGTCTGACCGGCAGGGAAATTCTGCTTGAGATAGGCCTCATGCTTGATGATGACAGTATAGAGTATGTCAAGATGGGATACTTCATGGCACAGAAACCTACTGTTGATGATGGCAGGATCACGTTCACTGCATACGATAGGATGGCTTACAAGATGTCTGGATATTATCTGTCTAATATCTTATATCCTTGTGATATATCGGAAGTATGCGCAGAGATAGAGGCATTGACAGGTATCAGAATGAAGAATGCTCCGTCAGGTATCAGTATATCAAAAACCTTTGATGGTTACACATACAGACAGGTAGTTGGTTTTATAGCCGGCCTTGACGGCAAGTTTGCGACATTTGACAGGGATGGAGTGCTTGATTTCAAGTGGTACACGACAACAGATTATTCGGTTGAACTCAACAGGTCGTTCGATGATGTTGTTGTGCAGGAGAATGTGTTTCAGGTTGGGTATATCTCATGTGCTGTTGATGAGAACAATACAATTAAATCAGGACAGGGGCTGACAGGAATAGCAACAAGCAATTTCCTGATGACACAGGAGATCCTTGATGGCCTGTATGCAAAGTTAAAGGATATGAGTTATCATCCAACGACATGCAGTTTCGCTGGTGATATGAGGCTTGAGCTTGGAGATATAGTACAGGTATTGAGCAGAGATGGCAAAGCATATTCAGTGCCGATTATGAGTCTCGATTTCAGCTATGATGGCGGGCTTATAACGGCTATCGGATCATATGGCAGCACAGAATTTAGTGAAGCGACTTTTGTAAGTCCAACTGAGAGCTATGTTCAGCAAGTGTACAGACGCTTGTATGCAGATAAACTGGATGTGACAGATGCAGACATCAAGTATGCTCAGATTGACTTTGCAAATATAGGCAAGGCTGCACTGGAGCAGTTTTTCGCCAAGTCAGGACTGATTGAAGATGTTGTGGTCGGTGATCAGAAGGTTACAGGAACGCTCGTTGGAGTGACTATTTTAGGCGACAGCATCAAGGGTGGAACAGTCATAGCGGATAAGCTGGTCATCAAAGGTGAAGATGGACTGTATTACAAGCTGAATACTGATGGTAATACAGTAGAGAAAGAGCAGACGGATTACAACAGCCTTGATGGTGGTGTGATCAGAGCTAAGTCTATCACGGCAACTAAGATTGCTGTTGACGATCTCGTTGCCTTTGGGGCGACAATCGGCGGTTGGCACATAGCTGATGGTGGTTTATTCTCTGGCACAAAAGAAAGCGTGAGCAATACATCCAGGGGCGCATATCTTGGAAGTGACGGACAGCTCAACATCGGGGATTCGGATAATTTTGTTATGTTTTATGTGGACAATAAAGGAGAATCACATCTTGCTATATCAGCAGATAAGTTCACCCTTGGCAAGCAAAACATAGAAAATATTCTAAGCGACATAAAGCAGGATGTTGATAATGTTAGAGATGAGATAACCACACTTTTGAGAATAGAATCATCAAGAGGAACGGTATTCAAGAATAATGCAGTATCAACAGTATTATCTGTGGTGATATACCACGGAAAAGACAGGATAACAGATATAGATAAGTTACATGAAACGTATGGAAGCTCTGCGTATATTCAATGGAAATGGCAGAGGCTAGATGAAGAATCATATGGAATTATATCATCCGCCGACTCAAGAATGGGGAACGACGGATTTTCTTTTACTCTTTCACCAGAAGATGTAGATACAAAGGTAACTTTCATGTGTGAACTTATAACAGATTAACGAGGAGGAAAATAATCTATGGCAACAATAAAAGCAGCAGATCAGATTACAGTACTTGATGTGTCAGACGCATATAACGTTGTGCTGTCAAGCGAGGCGTATACGTTTCTTGGGGACACGCAGGGAGCTGTGGCCGGTTCTAAATGCACAACAGATGCAGCAGCATATTGCGGTAATAACATGTGTTCCGTTGTTACAGTAGATCCTAAGGCAATCGTATGCCCAACAGGAGTGACAGCGGGAGTAAGCAACAGTGGAACTTCAAAAGTCACAATCACATTTACACTGACAGCAAAGTTGACAACCGCATGTGAAGCGACTATCCCTGTTGTTGTTGATGGAATAACAATTAGTAAGAAGTTTTCGTTTGCAGTATCGAGAACAGGTGCAACAGGTGCTAAGGGCGATACAGGAGCTACAGGTCCAACCGGACCACAGGGCCCCCAGGGGGTATCCCCAACTGTATCGGTCACCAAAACCAATGGTGTGACAACCATAACCATCACCGATAAAAACGGCACACATACCCAGACTGTTAAGGACGGCACTAATGGAACTCCAGGAGCAACAGGGGTAAACGGTAAGACATCATATTTTCATGTAAAATATTCAAATGATGGAGGGAAAACATTCACGTCAAACTCGGGTGAAGATGTTGGAATGTATATAGGTACATGCACGGATTATAACCCGACAGACCCAGCAACCGTCAGTTCATATACATGGGCGAGAATCAAAGGTGAAACAGGTGCCAAGGGCGATAAAGGGGCTACAGGACCAACCGGACCACAGGGGAATACTGGACCAACCGGACCACGGGGACCTCAAGGCAATGCAGGAGCAGACGCAATAACTGTAACAATCACATCAAGCAACGGCATTATCTTTAAAAATAATACCGGTTCTACCGTGCTTACAGCACATGTATTTAAAGGAAGCGCCGAACAGATAATAGCTGATAATGGAACTGTATCTGGACTTGGAACAATAAAATGGTATAAAGGGGCAACACTTGTGTCTACATCAAAGACGTATACGGTTACTGCTGGAGCCGTAGACAACTCTCAGGCTTACACATGTCAGCTTGAAGCGTAAGGAGGTGTTTCTATGGCTATGATCAAAGCCAAGGCAGAAATAACCATATTTAATGTCAAGGATGTCAAGAGTGTAACAAGATATTATCTACTTCAGTCATCCACGGTTACAGCACCAGCTAAGCCTACAACCATCAATCCTGGAGGTAATTGGAAAACCACAGAGCCGTCTTATACGGATGGCTCTACAAATACCTTATATTTTGTTGATCTGACTATTATGAGCGACGGCAAGACATTCAGCTATTCCGATGTTTCAAAGTCTAGTAGCTATGAGGCAGCAAAGGCAGCTTATAACAAGGCCCTGTCGGTTGAAAAGTCAGGCAATGAGTTGAAGCTGTTTTGGGAGAAACTTATAAACGTTGACGAAGCGGACCCGGACAACTATTCAAAGTATATAACATTCAAGGACGGCAATATCATAGTTGGTATAAGCGAGCTGAAGCGGCAGCTTGTGATCGGCAGTGATGGTATATACATAACGAATGGCAATTCAATGAGCTTAGCTAAGTCTGGTGTTGTCTTTCTCGGAAAGCACACAATCATTGGCGATAATTCGGGTGAGTCATCATTATCTGTTTTAGGGGATTATTACCGCAATGGTTACCGTATTGGCGAAACATTCTATGGTAATTCAACAACAGCAAAGGCTATAAAATCAGGAGTCTGGTCGAATACAAACTCCTCAGTGACATTGCCGCCAGGTGTGTATATGATGACAGGAACGATATTATTTGCTGCATCAAAGGGAGGCAGACTGGGAGCTAGATTTGCTACATCAGATAATGGTTTTGACCAGACAACAAATGTTATTCCTGGAACAGCCACAGCTGCAACTGGATATGTACAGTGCCAGTGGATAATGTCTGTGACAGAAGATACAAAGTACTATCTACAGGCATGGCAGAGTAGCGGAGCAAACATAAATGTAACTGCTAGTTACATGAAAGCAGTAAGAATAGCATAAGAGAAAGGAGACGGAAAAATGAAAAATGCAATATGTACAACCGCTGGAGCAATAGGCGGTGTGATAGCGTCCCTGTTTGGTGGATGGGATGCTGGACTGGCAACATTGGTCATGTTCATGGCCATTGACTATGTGAGTGGCTTGGTGGTGGCTGGAGTGTTTCACAACAGCAAGAAAACAGCATCAGGAGCCTTGGAGAGCAAGGCAGGATGGAAGGGATTATGTCGTAAGGGCATGTCCCTTTTATTTGTATTGATAGCCTATAGGCTTGATCTGGCGATAGGCTCAAACTATATCCGGGATGCGGTGATAATAGGATTTATTGTAAATGAGACGATCAGTATTGTTGAGAACGCTGGTCTCATGGGTGTACCGCTTCCTGAGGTAATCAATAAAGCAATAGACATATTAACATCAAAGAGTGAAGAGAAAGGCGGCGAATAATATGAATGGAATAGATATATCAGCGCATCAGGATGACATTAACCTCTCTAAGGTGGCTTGCGACTTTATAATAGTCAAGGCTACCGAGGGATCAGACTACTTCAATAGGTGTTTCAATGACCATGCTAACAAGACGCTCAAACTTGGACGCTTACTGGGTATGTATCACTATGCAAATGGAGGGGACGTCAAGAAGGAGGCAGATTTCTTCTTAGGTAAGATAAAGAAGTTCATAGGTAAGGGGATCATAGCCCTTGATTGGGAAACCGACAACAATCCTAGATTTGGCAGAGATGATACGGAGTGGTGCGAGGCATGGTGCTCATACGTTTATAAGCGGACAGGGATCAAACCTTTCATATATATTCAGAAGTCATCGATGGATAGAGTTAAGTCTGCTGGATACCCACTCTGGATAGCTCAGTATGCAGATAATAACGATACTGGATTCCAGAAGACTCCTTGGAATGAGGGCTCTTATGACTGCATTATCAGGCAGTACTCTTCCCATGGACGACTCAACGGATATAATGGTAATCTTGATCTCAATAAGGCGTACATATCCAAGGTGACTTGGCAGAAGTATGCTGGGGTTAAGACTGCAACATCTTCAACGGCTAAGCCTACCATAAAGAAGAAGTCCATTGCAACGATAGCAAAGGAAGTCCTCGCAGGCAAATGGGGGAACGGCGACGTTAGAAAGTCAAAGTTGACCAAGGCAGGGTACGACTATGCGAAAGTTCAGGCAGAGGTCAACAAGCAGGTAAAAGCGTCACACGTAAAATCCACAGATGAGATTGCAAGAGAGGTAATCGCTGGCCGCTGGGGCAATGGACAGGAACGTATTGACCGCCTCAAGGCAGCAAGATATAATCCGGATAAGATCCAGAAGAGAGTGAATGAGTTGATAAAAACCATTTAAATAAAGAGTTGGTTAATTTAGTGTTTTATAATATCATTTTGGCAAGAATTAACCTAACTATATCTTTATTTTTTTTGTCCACATTTTGTCCACGTAGATTGAGTGATAAATAGTAAAAATAGGCAAAGTGTAAATTGCGTAGAAAAAACATACATCGAAATAATGGCGGAAATAAGCCATTTTTTAGCCATTAGCAGATAAAGTAGGTTGCATATTAGTTCCTTATATTGGAATGGGTAACAACCCTATGGTTGGTGCTACAGTTGCTGTAGCTGTTTCTGTTGAGGAAGCTGCTAACGCTGGCAAGTTCTAAATAAAAACCTAGTATTTAAATGGTTTAGAGGGCTTTTAGAGAGATCTAAAGGCTCTCTATTTTTTTGTTGATTTTTCTAGTCTACACGTTCATACTATGCAAATGTCTACGAGAAGTCTACAAAGTTTTTTAATGTAGACTTCAGATATACGTAGACTTCCTTGACTGTAATAACATAATCTGCATCAATATATCCATATACATCAGAAGTGAATACAATATCACTTTCAAGAGTGTCTGATAGCTCTATATTGAATGATTCATTTTCCTGTAGAGCATAAGACGTATTCGCTGTAAACGTCAAATTACCCTTTTAATGCACCTACATAAAGTGTAGACGGTCACAAGTACGTAAATATATTTTAAGAGTGCATTAGTATTTAATTTCATGAAGAAAGTCAAATAATATGCTATCTTTGAACATATAAAAGGAAGTCGGAATACATGATAGTATATTATAAACTTGACACACTTTTAAATGAACGCAAAATAACAAAGACACAACTGTGCAAAGATACTGGGATAAGTGCAAATGTTGTGTCTAAAATCAGCAAAAGTGAAATATTCAAAACAGATACATTAAACCGTATCTGCGAGTATCTCCATGTCCAACCAAGCGAAATTAAAGAATATGTAATCCATTTGAAATAAACAAGGAGGTCATTTATTTTTGACAAACGTCTAAAATATTGTATAATATACTTAACAAGACAGCCGAGCGATAGATACTTCCTATCCGTCCGGTGAAAAGCTATTTAAGATAAAACACCTCAATGCTTAGCCGGCTGAGGTGTTTTTTTCTTACTTTCGATTATTCAGAATAGTTACAATAAGTATTGCAATGGTAAGTAAAACCATAAATTCCTCATATGTACTCATAAGGCACCACTCCCTTCCAAGACTCGAACGGATATGGTGTAACACCCCTCGGCTGCCTAGTTAAATACGTTATTCTATTTTATTACAGAAGTAATTTTACTATATGTATATATACATTTTGGAGATTCCCATATAACGTAAAACACCCCGCATTAATGCGAGGTTTAATTTAAAAAGAATTACAAATTGTATGTATAAAATTGTAATTACAGTATAAGTTATATCAAAATTATAGTCAATGTGATTTAAGAACACAATAATATTTTATAACCACATACCACCTTCCGGAATACATTAAACTATATCATGGACAAGGAGGTGAATACGCATGGACAGATTCGCAGTATATCTTGTAGTTGTTGCGGTTCTTTGCACTTTGATATCGGTAATAACGGAATTTACGAAAGAGGTAGGAGTGCTGAAGAAGATCCCTACCTCTTTTCAGGTTCTGATCACCAGTGTCATTGTGTGTGAGGTGGGGCTTTTTGTTGGACTATCATTCTATCACATAGCATTTGCGTGGTATTATCCTGTGGCTGCGTTTTTCGGGGCATTTGTCATTGCGATTATATGTACCCGGGGATGGGACTACCTGATATCGATATTTAAGCGGTTTTACAAGGGCGGAGATAAGGAAAAGTGGCATGAATAAAGGTGACATGGCTACAACAAATGTAATGCGGTACAAAGATGTATAGATTAGGAATAATGATCATGAGTTTGTCTCTTGATTCAATGTCTGGAATATTATATACAGACAAAAGAATTCAGGAGACAATTTTATGGCTTCTAATAAGACTCCGTTAAAAGGATACATGGATGGTATAGATATATCAGCATGGCAGGATACTATAGATATAACCAAGGTGCCTTGTGACTTTGTGATAGTGAAAGCGACGGAGGGCACGGACTACAAGAACAGATTTTTTGCAAAGCACTGTGACCAGGCGATGAAAGCGGCAAAACTTCTGGGGGCATTCCACTATGCAAATGGTGGCGATCCCCACAGTGAGGCTGAGTATTTCCTTGCATACAGTAAGAAATATGTGGGCAAAGCCATACTCGTGCTAGATTGGGAGGGACAGAACAATCCACAGTTTGGCAGGAGCGATAGGGCGTGGTGCAAGGAGTGGTGCGATTATGTGTACAGAAAAACCAGGGTAAAACCGCTGATATATATTCAGAAGAGTGCCATGGATAATGTGAAAAATCTTGGCTACAGGCTGTGGGTCGCTCAGTATCCTGATTATGAGCAGACTGGATATCAGGAGCATCCGTGGAATGAGGGGCAGTATGATTGTTCTATCAGGCAGTACACTTCTGTGGGCCGGCTTCCGGGGTATGAAGGGAATCTTGACCTGAACAAGTCTTATATAGACAAAGCAACATGGAGAAAATGTGCTGCGATAAAGACTGACAGTGATAATGGAAAAACGAAAGGGAAAGGCTCTGACAGCAATAGCGGGAAAAGTAATGATAAGAATAACAAGAATAATAAGAATAGAAAAAAGAAAAGCATAGATGTGATCGCGAAGGAAGTCATAGCGGGCAGATGGGGGAACGGCGAGAATCGAAAAAAGAGATTAAAAACGGCGGGATATGATTACGATAAAGTTCAGGAGAAGGTGAACGCTATAGTGAAAGCTTCGCAGAAGAAATCAATTGACGAGATAGCCAGAGAGGTGATAGCCGGAGATTGGGGAAATGGCGAGGATCGAAAAAACAGGTTGAAGAAATCGGGCTATGAATATGATAAGGTGCAGAAGAGAGTAAATGAACTTCTGGGGAAATAA